AGAATTTCTTGAAGGTGATAATGACTTAAATCGTATTAACATAAAATGTGCATATATAAAAGGTATGGTTGAGGCACTAGAGTCTATTCTTGGTCAGATCAAAGCACGTGATTGGCAGATTAGAAATGCCATTACTTGGAAACAGTTTGTTGCAGGTTCGTAATGATTACTATTGAGAAGTTAAACGAAGTACATCTTCGTGTTATAGCAGAAGACGGAATAGCTCAAGAGCTATCTGAATTCTTTACATTTGAAATGCCAGGCGCGCGATTTACTCCACAATATAGAGCTAAACTATGGGATGGTAAGATTCGCATGTTTGATCTACATCGCAAAACTGTCTATGTAGGTCTACTTAAATATGTTCTCGATTTTGCAGAACGTAATGGCTATGATGTTAAACTCACATCAGACTTCATGCCAAAAGAAGTAATCTCCAATGAAGAAGTATTGGCCTTTGCTAAATGGCTACAGCCTTGTTCTCGTGGTAATCCAATTGAGATCTATGATTATCAAGTTGAAGCTGTAACACGTGCTATCAATGATAAGCGAACTCTTCTATTATCTCCTACAGCTTCAGGTAAATCTTTCATCATCTACACAACGATGAGGTATCATCTTGAGCATAAAAGAAAGTGTATTATTGTTGTACCTACTACATCGCTTGTAGAACAATTATACGCAGACTTTGAAGACTATTCATGTGTAAACAAATGGAAAGTAGATAAACACTGTCAGAAGCTATACAGTGGTTTTACTCGTGATTTTGATCATGACGTAATGATTACTACATGGCAATCTATTTACAAGCAACCTGCAAGTTGGTTTAAACAATTTGATGTTATCTTTGGAGATGAGGCTCATAACTTTAAAGCAAAGTCTTTAACAGGTGTCATGGATAAGATGCCGCATGTATAATTTCGCACAGGAACTACAGGTACTCTTGACAATAAAAAAGTTCATAAGCTAGTACTTGAAGGAATCTTTGGACCACAGCATAAGGTTATAACCACAAAAGCTCTAATGGATTCTAATAGAGTTGCCAAGTTAAAAATCACTTGCTTGCTCTTAAAATACGATGACATTACTCGTAAGATTGTCAATAAGTCTACATATCAAGAAGAGATGGACTACATTGTAAAGCATGAAAAACGAAATAAGTTTATTCGTAATCTTACATTAAGTACTGAAGGCAATACGCTTGTTCTATTTCAATTTGTAGAAAAGCACGGTAAGATACTTTACGAAATGATTAAAGAAAAAGCTCACGATAAACGTAAAGTATTTTTCATCTATGGTAGAACTGATACAGATGCTCGTGAAGCAGCACGTAAACTAATGGAAAACGAAACAGATGCTATAGCTATTGCTTCATTTGGCGTTTTCTCAACAGGTATAAATATTCCATCGATTGAGAATGTTATCTTTGCATCTCCAAGTAAATCAAAGATTCGCAATCTTCAATCAATCGGTAGAGGCCTTCGTCTAAAAGAAGGAAAGACACACTGTAATCTATATGACATCTCTGATGACTTTCAACATAAATCTTGGAAGAATCATACGCTAGGTCATTTTGCAGAACGTCTTAAAATCTATTCTGAAGAACAATTTGACTATAAGATCGTAGAGGTTCCACTTGAGTGAATATGTAGTATTAAAACTTTGCACAGGAGAGCAGCTTCTAGCTACGCTTTTAAACGAAACTGAAGAAGGTATCACAGTACTTGAGCCAATTCAAGTAAAGTTAATTCCGATGTTTGATGAAGGTGAGTATGTAGAACAGGCAATAACAAATAATTATTGTCAATTTACTCAAGATAGAAGATTTACATTTAATTGGAAAGATGTAATCTATTCTAAAGAACTCGATCCAGTCATGGTGAAGTATTATAAGAAACTAGTTCACGCCTTTGGCGAGGAAAGTAAAGCTAGAACAGCATACTATAAAGAAGAGGCTAAAGATAAAGACAGTAACGATCTAGATAAACTTCTAGACAAAGTATCTAAGTCCATAAAATTTCATTAGGATATTGTAATACAGAGATTGATTATACCTTCAGTCTCAAGAGGTGTGAAATTTATTTTATCTAATCTATTAGATTTTACATACTCAACATGTTGGTATATAATCAAACTATAACAACAACGGAGCTCCAATGGCAACCCATTACGTGAACAACGCCGAAATGCTTGACTCGATCAAGCTATATAAGGCTAAATTGAAAGAAGCACGTGAAAATGGAACTGAGGAACCGCGTATACCTGAATACCTTGGCGAGTGTGTTCTAAAGATCGCGACTAGACTATCCCATAAACACAACTTCATTAATTACTCTTATCGAGATGATATGATTCTTGATGGAATCGAAAACTGTATTCAGTGTATGAATAGTTTTGATCCAGAAAAATCTTCAAATCCATTCTCATATTTTACTCAAGTTATCTACTTTGCTTTTCTTAGACGCATTGCTAAAGAGAAGAAACAGTCTTACATCAAAGGTAAGTTAATTCAAGATTTAGCATTTGATACCTTTGATCTACAAGGTCACGATGATGATGGTGAATTCAAAAATGCCTATGCTGCATTCATGCAATCTCATTCAACATTTGATGACTCATTCATAAAGACTAAAGAAAAGAAAAAGAAAGTCAAAGATGAACAATCTTTAGAGAACTTCATTGATGAGGATCTTAAAGATGAGTGATAAAAAATGGCTTGAAAAAGTTATAACTGCAGCTGATATACATTGCGAAAATCCTAATGTAGATGAAACACAAATAGATATGTTCTTAGAATATTTGTTTAGAGTTTATGGCTATACAGATTTATTGAAGATGAGAAAGAATAAATGAAAGTAGCAATTATTACAGATCAGCATTTCGGTGCTCGTGGTGATAGTGTTCAGTGTTTAGATTACTATGAAAAATTTTATAGTACTATCTTCTTTCCAAAGCTGAAAGAGCAAGAAATTAAACACATCTTAATTCTTGGTGATACATTTGATCGTCGTAAGTTTGTTAACTTCAACACACTTGCACGTACTAAGAAAATGTTTTTTGATGTAGCATATGATAATGATATCATGATTACTATGATTGCAGGTAATCATGATACGTACTTTAAGAATACTAATGATGTTAATAGTCCTGAATTAACATTGGCTGAATATGTAAACATAAACATCATCACTCGTCCTGAAACGATTGATGTTCATGGAACACCAGTATGTTTTCTACCTTGGATCTGCGCAGATAACTACACAGATTCAATGAATGAAATTAAAAACACTAAAGCAGAAATCTGTATGGGTCATCTTGAGATCGCAGGTTTTGCAATGTATAGAGGAGTTGAATCGCATGATGGATTATCTAAAGAGTCGTTTAATAAATTTGACATGGTTTTTTCAGGACATTACCATCATAGGTCTGATGACGGTCATATATATTACTTGGGAAATCCTTACGAATTAACTTGGCAAGATTATAATGATCCACGTGGTTTTCATCTCTTTGATCTTAATACTCGTAAATTAGAATTTGTACATAACACATATAGTCTATTTGAAAGATTTGAATATGATGATACATCCTTTGATCCTGACGGCATTGATACTAGTTTTGTCACTGACAAATATGTCAAGATCATTGTTGTCAACAAGACTGACTTCTACAAATTTGACAAATTCATCACAAGAGTATATACAAAAAATCCTTTAGATGTTAAGATAGTAGAGAACTTCTCTGAATTTAGTGAAGGCGCAGTTGATGAAAGCATAAATCTTGAAGACACATCAAGTGTTCTATCAAATTATATTGACTCTGTTGAAACAGAAGTTGATAAAGAAAAAGTGAAAAACTTTATGAAAGCATTGTATACTGAAGCAATGAACAAGGAAGTTGTTTAATGATTATTTTTAAGACGCTAGAATGGCGTAATTTTTTATCAACAGGCAATACTCCAAACAAGATATTTCTTAATAAATCACCAAGCACTCTAGTAATTGGTCGCAATGGTGAAGGTAAATCTACAATGCTTGATGCATTGACATTTGCTTTGTTTGGTAAACCATTTCGCAATATCAATAAACCTCAATTGATTAATAGCATTAATGGTAAGAACTGCACAGTTGAAATCACATTTGATATTGGAACTAGTGAATATAAGATTGTTCGTGGAATCAAACCAGGAATTTTTGAAATCTGGTTGAATGGCACTATGATTAATCAAGATGCTGCAGTTAAAGATTATCAAAAACTTTTAGAACAACAAATCTTACGTCTTAACTATAAGACATTCACACAGGTAGTTATTCTTGGATCTGCATCATTTGTGCCGTTCATGCAACTACCAGCATGGCAACGTCGTGAAGTTATTGAAGACATTCTTGATATTGGTGTCTTCTCTACTATGAATTCAATTCTTAAGGAACGTATCAATGAAACCAAAGATCAGCTTCAATCAATTGACACTAAGATCACGCAAGCCAAAAATAATGTTGAGAGCCAGAAGAAACTCATTGGGACATTGGTTAGTTCTAAAAGGGATCAGGTGGCACAGATACGTAAGCAAATCGAGAATAATGAAGCAGAGATTGCTGCAAATGAGAAACGTTGGGAGATTCTCAA